ATAGACAAATTAGCCAGAATAGAAACTAAACTTGATTATTTAAATAAAGAAAAATGAATAATTGGAAAACAACATTGGGGGGGGTACTAGCTGCAAGTGCGGAAGTAATACCCGTAAATACAGGCATACAAGGATTGATTAGATCAATTGGCTTACTGTTACTAGGTTGGGCCGCAAAGGACCATACAAAGAGTTTAAATGACTTATCAAAATAAAGTAATTTTATTAATATTAGGTATTTTGGGTATTACTGCAATAACAAAAGCGGGAAGTTTATCTAGTGCATTAAGCTTTATAAAAAAAGCGGAAGGGGGCCTTTATTTAAAAGCTTACCAGGATAGCGGCGGCGTATGGACAATAGGTTGGGGATCTACATATGATTTTGACAAACAAAGGAAAGTGCAGCAAGGCGACGTTATAACCGAAGCACAGGCCCAAAAATGGCTAGATATGGAAACGTCGCAAAATGCAATGGATATAAAAAAATTGGTAACGGTACCTTTAAATAACAATGAATTAAACGCTTTAATTAGTTTTGTTTATAACGTGGGTATAAATGGTTTTAAAGCTTCGTCAATGCTGAGATTACTTAATAGCGGCGCCGATAAAAATACGGTTGCGGCTCAATTTGATAGATGGGTTTACGATAATGGGGTAAAAGTAAAAGGATTAATTAATAGGAGAAACGCAGAAAAAAAGTTATTTTTGTCGTGATTTTGTTTTAAGAAGGATTTTCATAGATTTAAACAGGGTGTTTCTACACTCTGTTTTTTTTTGTAAAAAATTTGGTAATATCAAATTAATTATATAATCTTTGTTTATTCTTAATCTTAAAACAAATCAAAATGATCAAAGCAACATTTCGCTTTTTCTACGGAAGCGACGACAAACGTACATTGTACAACTACACAATTGAATTAAATTCATTATTTTTTACGGCGGCATTTGTTGAATCTAACAATATTGTTAGTTTTTTACAAATTGCAGGTTGTGACATTTTAGACGTCAAATTAACTGAATGGCCTAATTAATAGGCCTATTTTTTTTTAACTTTTAAATTTAAATTTATGGATTATTATGCCTACAAGGGTTACACTATTATTTTTTATCCAAAAAGAAAAATATATGTTATACACCCATTTTTACAAGAATACAAAACAATTAAAAGTGCAAAGGCCTGGATTGAGTATTTAATAAAGTAATTTTAAAAACAAAAATTTATGAAAAGAGATATTATAACAGTAATTGTGTTAATTATTTTGGCTTTATTAGCAGACAGTTTAATTAACTTTTAATGATAACTAACCCTTTATATCTTGAACTACAAAAAAACGCTTACAAACGCGGATATGAGCCACCTAAAGAGCAAATTTTACTTTCCATACAGGGGCAAAATATTGGTTCAATACAAAACTACATTATCATAAGCGGGGGTTTAGGGCCTATATTAATTTATAGGCCCTAAACCCTTTAACGGATTACCAAAAAGCGGTAAAAGCACTTTTACCACGTCAATAGTAGCATCTAGTTTTGGAGTTTATGATATTTTTGGAATGAAATTGCAAACATTACCAGGGCGCAATAAAATACTTTACATTGATACTGAAAGTTCGGAATATGATTTTTATAAACATATGAACCGTATTAAAGACGTAGGGGATATTAACGAGTTACCAACATTTTTTGATAGTTTTTGCCTTCGCAAAGAAAGTCCAAAAACTATTAAATTAATGATCCAGGCATATATTGAAAATACGCCAGAATGTAGTATAATAGTGCTTGACGGGCTTTTAGACATTTGTTTAAATTACAATGATGAGGTAGAATGTCGCGAAGTTGTTGGTTGGATTAAAGAACTTACAACTGTTAATAACTTGTTATTAATTGGAATCTTACACACGGGCAAAAATGAAGGTAAAACATTGGGCCATTTGGGATCAAATACGGACCGGTGGGCGCAAAGTACTTTATCGGTTAAAAAAGAAGAAAGCGGATCATTTATTTTAGAACCAAAATTTTTGCGGTCCTCGGGCGGTTTTAAGCCAATTGAGATTCAATATTCTATTGACGACAACAAGTTTATACAAATTAATTCTTTGCCCGTTAATGAAGTTAAAATAAAGCATTTTAGTCATTATACAGATCAGGAACACAACAATATTTTAAACATTATTTTTGAAAAACAAAAATATATAAAATACGAAAATTTAATAACTGAAATTTCAAAGATTGAAAATAGAGGTATTAATTTTAGTAAAAGTTATTTAAAGTTTTTTAAAGACAAAAACTACATTTCAAAAAATACTCAAAACGAATATTTTGATTATCGTAAACAATTTTAAAAACTATAAAAACAAAAATTTATGAATCAGCAAAAAAATTATTACATTTCAAACGAACAATTAAATGATTTAAATTGGTTACAAAAAAAAATTGATCATACAAATGATTGTGTACATCATGTTTTTTCAGTATTAAATGAATACAAAGATTTTTTAGATAAAGATTTTTTAATTAAAGACTTAAATAAAATACTTGAAGAAATTAAAAACATTGAAAAAAGATTAGTTAACAGTAAATGGGAAATTGGAGATTTAATTGAAAATATTCAAGAACAAAATTTATGAAAAATTATGAAGAAAATAAAAATGATGATGCTTTTTATTTTAATAAGATCATCTTGGGAAATAGAAAGATTAAAAAAGAAACTAAGGATCAAAAAAGAGAAAAAATAAGGCTCCGAATGTTAACAATACTTAACAGTATTGAAAAAAATTTACGCAAAAAATAACCACAAAATGCCCCGCCCTATTGTTTTAATGACGGGGCATTTTTATGGTTTAAACCAAATAATAAGTAAACTTTTAACCTTTTTCATAACAAAAATAATAAAATTATGCTAACTACCAAATATTTTACTGCAATTTTTTTTGATCAGCAAAAAAAAGCGTACAAATATCGCAACATTAAAAACGATACCAGATCGCTGCAATCCTTTACGGCATTTGCTTTAAGCAAAAAAGCAATTGAAATAAATTTTTATTGCAAAGAATCAAAAAATTTTTCACATAAAATCTTTTTAAAAGGTGAAAAAGATTAAAATTTAAATATATATTTTTTTATTAATAATACCCTAATATTTAGGGTTTTTTTATGTCTAATTTTCTTTAAATTTTAGGGTATGTTTTGGTACGGAACGGGTACAGCACGGACGGAATGGCCCCCCCCCTAAAGGGGGGGCCATTACCCTTCGCCCGTGCTGTAGACACACCCGTCGAAAAAAAAATATTTGTTGGTTTGATTTTTTTTTGTAGTTTTGATCAACCTTTTTCAATTTTATCAATTTTTAATTTTTTTTTAATGTCAAAAAATTTAATTTTTATCGGTTTAGCTTTTTTGGGATGGCTTGGCTACAAAAAATATATTTTGGCACAAAAAATAAATATTTCTTTAAAAAATATCGGTTTTAACGGTGGGAATTTTTTAAACCCAATTGTTAACGTCCAGTTAGAAGTTGAAAACCCGACCAACACAACGGCCGACGTACAAAAAATATCCGCAGAAATTTTACTACAAAATAAAGTTGTTGGAACAATTTACCAGGATATCAACAAAACAATTTTATCAAATCAAAAAACGGTTATTGGTTTTGATGTAAATTTAAAATTGCAGGATGCTGCAATTATTTTAATACAAAATAAATTTAAAAATCAAATTATTGAATTGAAAGGAAATTTAATAGTTGACTTTGTTTACTTTCCATTAAATTTTCAAATTCAATTACCGTAAATGAATTTATTGGCGCAATTAGATAGTTTTAAAAATAATCAAAAAATACTTAGTTATGATCAATCAACAAATGATATAATTAATGCTATTTTAAAACAACACAATAAAAGTTTAAAAGAATACGATAAATTATATTATTTTTTTGATTGCGGAAATTATTACGATACTGCAAAAAAAATATTTAATTATTTAAAAAATAATATACAATATCAAATTGAACCAGATACATTACAAACAGTTGGCACACCTGCTTATATTTTGGCAACAAAAAAAGGGGATTGCAAACATTTTAGTTTGATGTTTGCAGGTTTATTAGACGCGTACAGAAGGAATACAGGAGAAAAATTTGATTTGGCATATAGGTTTGCGGGTTACGATGGATCAAAAACACCAGAACACGTTTTTGTAGTAATTAATCCAGGTAGTGAAAATGAAATATGGTGCGACGCGGTTTTAGATTATTTTAATGAAAAAAAACAACCTAATTTTTATAAAGATAAAAAAATAAACAATATGGCATTAATGGCTTTAAGCGGTATAGATAATAAACAACAAATGGGATCATTAACAAGTTTTTTTAATAAAGGAACTGATTTAGTAAATAAACAAACTACTGGATTAACTAATGTTTTAACTTCAGCTACAAGTGCAATACCTGTATTTGGATCTTCAATATCTAGTTTGGTAAGTTTAGTTAGTGGATTAATACCAGGACATTCAGATAGCTATATTTTAGATATTGCTTTTGCCAATAAAGAATGGGACAAAGCTTTGGGAGTATTTTTTACCTGGTATCAACAAGTTGGCTTTGATAATTCTAAAAAACCTTGGTTGCATACTGGCACTGCAGGGGGTTTGGCTCCAGAAGTTCCACAACCGTATATTTCAATGCGCCGAATTGATTGGTTGCCTGTTATTTATGAAAATACAAAGAATCCTGATTTAGCTATTATAATTAATGAAGCTGTAAATAAAGGATTGTTAGATAAAAAATATTTTATTAATACTAATCAAAGTACGACTCAATCTGGATCATCATTATTATCAAATTTATTTGGTGGCGGATCAACAACACCAGGCACAACGTCAACTAGCGGAATTTCAATGCCGTTAATTTTAGGCGGAGCCGCATTAATAGCTTTTTTAATTTTTAAAAAGAAAAAATAATGACTGCTTTACAATCAATAATAAAAGAAGCTAAAAGTTTAAAAAAACATTATCCTAAACGTTTTACAAAATGGACGGATTACGTTAAACAAGCGTCTGCAATTTATGCTTCAAAGCATAAAGGCAAAAGTCCAGTTGGAAAAAAGAAAGCTACAAAAAAAGTAATTAAAAAAAGAGTAGTAAAAAAGAAATTAGTTAAAAAAACAATTTCAAAAAAACCTACTGAAAAAGTTATTTTAAAAAAAGTACACGCCGCCAAAACAACGTCAAAAAATTTATATAATAAATTAGATAAATTAGACGAAGCGCAACACGCCCATATGGCAAAAAAAATGGGTAATATAAAAGATATTACTTTTCAGCATTTGCAACAAATTTTGAGAAAAATTGAAATGAATGATCACTATATTAATACAATTCAAAAATTGTTAAAAGAAAAAAAATATAGTCCATTACAAAAAAATTCTTTTAAAAAAAGTATGAAAGATTATCAGCTTTATAACAAAGAATTAAAAATACAAAAGACAGAATTAAAAAAACTATTTTAATCTTTTTCACCTTTATTAATAATTAAAAAAAATAAAAAATGGCACGTAGAAAAAAACATCACGCTAAAAAACACACTACACACCGTAGACGTTCAAAAAGAATGGGTGCAGTAAGTATGAAAGGCGGTTTATCATCAGCTTTATTTACCATCGTTGGTGGTGTAGCTGCTAGATTTGTATCTAACACAATTAACGGAACTTCATTAAATGATTCATACAAAAAGTATGTAGCATCAGTTGCACCAATTGCGGTTGGTTTATTTTTACCTAAGTTTATCAAATCTGATATGGGTAAAGCTTTAGGAAACGGTATGATTGCGGTTGGTGGACTAGGTTTGGTTCAATCAACTGGAGTTTTATCTGGTATGCCAAATATAGCTAAACGTTATATGGGTTTAGCGCCTACAACAAATAACCCGCGTGGAGTTATTGCAGGTATGGACGGTTACGGAATGGACACACGTAGTGCGGCCGTTTTGTGCGGATAGTATAATAAAAATAAAATTTAACAAAAATTAAAATTTAAATTAAAAAAAAATGATTAATTCAATATCAGCACGTTTGACGTTTGAAAACGCACGTAGCTTTGTACAATCTCAAGGATATGACGTAAGTCAAGCCGTACTTACTCAATCTTACGTAAGATCAGAGGTAGCAATTTCATCAAGTGTTACAAATTACCGTTTACCAATTGTTGTAACTGATACTTCAAACGGTGCAGCATTTAATACAGAACGTAGAGTACAATTGCAAGATGTACACGTTGTTAGTAGCATATTTATTGGTTTAGAAGTTCCATCAAGTGCAACGGATACAGCTTTTCCAATATTATCTTATCCATCAACGGGAACAAACCAATTTTCAAGCGCACAAGCTGATGCAGCTTTAACGCTTTACAATGGTTTTTTTACAATGCAGGTTAACAATCAAAACATTGTGCCTGCCTGGGATATTTTAAGACATTATTATGTTCCTCAAACACAGGGTGGCGTTGGTATTACCGCTCAAACAGTTTTCCCAATTGATCAATTTGATGGTGGAGATAATGGTTTCTATCCAGTTGAACCAAACATTTTGTTAAATGGTGGTGCCAATATAGTTGCTAACATTGTGCTTCCTGCTGCTATTTCAAGCGTTGCTTCAAATAGCCGCATAGTCGCAATTTTTAGATCGATACTGGCCCAAAACGTCACATCGGTTAAGTAAAAAAAGACGATCCCAATCGCCACCTCGCCAGGTGGGTGCAAACGCCTGGCTTTTTATAACATTTAAAAATTACAACAATGCCAATTTTAAATAGGTTTGAGGCAATAGAAATTGCAATACCGGCTTCGTCAAGTAATACCAGATATTATTTTCCAAATCTTCCAAATTTGTCAAATGCTATGATTCAAAACATACAGGTGTATACTCCTGGAGTTTTGAGTGCTTCGCCAAATTCTGGTAGTACAATGGTAACGGAAGCGGATCTTAAAAAAAGCTTTTTAACATTGTATAGCGGAGATTTACAATTAATATACAATGCGCCTTTATTAGCTTTTAATAATCTTATAAGTTCAGCAACGCCAAACCCATACACAAACGGATTGCCTGACATTAATAATATGATTATTAGTTGGACAAAAAGCTTTGTTTCGCTTTCAAGCGCACCAGGTACAACCAATTGCGTTTACGCCTTTGGAGTTTATTACAAATTATAATACAATTAAAAATGGCAGTATTTAAACCCGAGTTACATAGGTTAGAAGATGTATTAGATTATTACGAAAATAGTCCCGCAACGCATTACAAAATATTTGCAGGAACCAGTCCGAAGGTTGAATATTGCCGTTTTTATTTTGATGAGGATGAAAAGGAAATTGGATTGCAAAAATTATCAGAAGCATTAAGGGCCATACAACAAAACGTTGACAATACAAACCCCTATATTTTGCAATTAATTGAAAAAAAGAAAGTTGCCAGGGGCAAAGATGCCGAAAGTTTAACGCAAATAGTTTTCCAATTAAATAAGGCCGAAAGGTATTTGCCAATGATGGCAGGTATGCAGCAACAACAACCAAATGAAAATTTTAGCCGTTTATTAGAAAAAATGATTGAAGGGCAAAATTTAATTATATCTAAACTAAGTGCGGACGAATTTAACGAAGAATTGGAAGAAGAAAAACCAAAAGGGTTTGGGGCCATATTAGAAAATGAACAGTTTCAACAAATGGCAATTGGTGCATTGGGATTAATTATAAATAAATTTGCGGCTTCTGGATCAACGCCAACCGTAACGGCTTTGGCAGGTATTCCAGACGATCAGCAAAAAAAAGCTTTACAAGCAATAGAAATTTTAAGTAAAAAAGATGCAAATTACGGTGATCATTTGTACTATTTGGCTAATATTGACGATAGTACTTATAAGATGCTTTTGGGGTTTATGAAATAAATAATTTATGGCAATAAGTCAAGAAAATAAAAAGTTATTAACAACGGCGGGGATAGTAGTTGCAGCTTACTTAATTGTAATTAGGCCATTATTTCAAAGTTTGGGTATAACCAAAACGGATGCAGAAATAGCCAAAGAAAAGTCCGATGCTGCAAATATTAATGACATTGAAAAAAATCTAAATGCGCGTGGCATTGATTTAACAAAAAGCAAAGCCGAATGGGATCAAATAGCGGATACTATTTACAATGATTTAAGATTTAGCGCACTAGCAGACAACAAAGCTGATGCGGGGTACCAGGTATCTAGGGTAAAAAATGATGCCGATATGATTTATTTAATTAAAACTTTTGGTAAAAGACAAGAATATCTTTTTGGAATTCCTAGCGGTTCGCCAATGGGTTTATCTGAATTTATTACAAGTAATTTAGATAGAAGTAATATTGATTTAATCAATGATAATTATAGCCGTAAAGGAATGAAATTTAAATTTTAACAATGAAAAATAAAAATTATTTAATTATTGGGGCCGTAATTTTAGCAGCGTTTTTTTTCTTTAAAAAGAAAAAAACAGTTACAATATTGCCACCACCACCACCACCAGGCGGCGGAGATTTGCACCCAATTGATATGCTAGAAAATAAATTTAGTTATCCAAATGGAATATATGAAGGAATGAGGGCGCAAGGGTTTGATACACAATATTTAATACAAAACGGTAAAAAGTTTGGTATTACTTTTCAGCAATGGCAGGAACGCGGTTTTGATCCTGGAGTGGTAGTTGATCAATCGATTTTAAATTTAATTCCTGACGGTGGTTTATACAATAACGGCTTATAATGAAAAAAAAGGGATATATAACAGTTGTATTATTATTGTTAGGAGTTTATTTGTTTGCTAAAAACAAAAAAGCTAAAAGCAAAGTAATTGTTACGGAACCAAGCAAAATAAATGCTTATTCTACACCAGGTAGTACAGTTTATCAATATGATTTATCAACACCTATTTACACCTTTATAAATCAAATTAAATTGGGAGTAATTGAGTATGATCAAGATTTGCCATATACAAAAGTTACTTTTACGGCAAACAATATAGTTAAAACAGGGTATATATACAATAACGATATAATTTATAAATAATGAAAACTAGCGAATATTTAATTTACGGTACTATAATTTTTCTTTTGTATAAATTATATAAAAATACCCAACCTAGTGGAGATATGGACAAAGCAACTAACATAAAAAATTTGCCTGTTATTAATTTTCCGCCATTTGCAACGGTAACGCCAACGTATTGGAATAAAACGCAAGTTCAACCAACACCAGGCGAAGTATTAAGTCCAGAGCAATTAAAATTTTACAATGCTAAAATGAAAAAATCTTTAAAAAATTCTTATACCTGTTAATTATGACAAAATACACACCCGTTTTTATTGCATACAATACGGCGCAATCTATTCCAACCGATTGCAATAGTATTATTTTTATAAATTTAGGAACTAGCAACGCGGTAATTGAGAATATTACTTTGGCTCCATCGCAAAGCTTTGTTATTGATGGTAATGAAAATGAGGAAACAAATGTAACGTTGCAAATTAATTTTACTGGCGGTGGCCAAAACAATTTAGTAGTAGTTAAAAAAATATTTTAATATATGGGTTTTTCATATAACGTTAATGTACTTAATCAAAAGGGATCTCCTGCATTGTACACCGATACTTTTGCAAATAGGCCAAATTTTGGTTATGCGGGCAGGTTGTTTATAGCAAACGATACAAGCGCAATATATGAGGACACAGGGACGGCGTGGGTATTAATTGCAAACGTAAGTAGTGGGGCAGGAACTTTGCAGCAAGTAACAACCAATGGCAATACTTCAAATGTAGGAATATCAATAACGGCAGGTGGTTTGTCAACAAATAGTTTAACCGATACGGCACTAACTTTGGGATCAGTATTGTTTTCAGGCGCGGCGGGATTAGTTACACAGGACAACGCGGCATTTTATTGGGATGATACAAATAACAGATTGGGATTAAATACAGTTACACCAGGTAACACTTTGGATGTGCATTTTGCGGGTACTGCATCAACAATAGGATTAAATAATACGGCGGGTAATGCTGCAACTATTGTATTTGCAAATACGGGAGTTAATAAATGGCGTATAGGTAACACTGCGGGAAATACTTTTGATATAATAAACGTATTTACTGCAACTAGCGCAATTTCGGTAAATATAGCAGGTAATGTGGTTACTTTAATAGGTGCATTAAATGGCACAAGTTCAGTTTTTTCTAGTACAATAACTAGCCAAACAAATGGATCAACTTTTGGTAATTCTGCAATTAGTGGCAATCCGTTAATAATAAAAGCAAATGCCGTATCTAGAGCAATGCAATTATTAAATACTTTAGGCGGTGCGGGAGAAATAACAATTACAGGATCAGCTACAACTTCGAATATTGGTTTTAATACTGTTGGACAATCAGATGCTTTTGTTGTTTATAATGATGGAAGTAATCGAAGTAACGGGGATGTTGGTATGTGGGGCGCAACAACTAGAAATTTAAATTTCTTTGATTCTACAAATAATAATATTAATGCTCAAATTCAATATAGTGAAGTAAATAGCAACACAGGAAAATTATTATTTAAAACTAATAATGCGGGAACTTCAGCAACTAGATTAACTATACTTGAAAGTGGCGATATACAATATACGGGACAATCAACAACCGTAAATGCTCAAGCATATATTGAAAATACAAATACTAATTTAACATTTTATGCAAGTTCTTCTGGAAGCGTTAATAAAAATTTAAGATTTTTTTATAATGGAAGTACAGGAGAAGCAATGCGTATAACTTCTGTTGGTAATATTTTAATTAATTCAACTACTGACGATACAGTAAATAAATTACAAGTAACGGGAAGTGGTAAATTTACAGGAGATTTTACTTTAGCTAATCCTTCAGCAAATACAAAATTATTTATTAATAGAGCAAATTCTACGTATTCAGATGGTATATTTTATCAAACAAATGGAACTTACGATTTTGTTGTAGGTCAAAACCCTTTAGCTACTGGTACTTCTGATTATTCTATTTATAATTATGGAACATCAAGTGTAGTATTTAATATTGCTCGTTCCACAGGAGCAGCTACATTCTCTAGTTTAGCTGGTACTGGATCAAGAGCGGTTTTGGCTGATGCTAGCGGCGTGTTATCGGCTCCAGTATCAGATAAATTAGTTAAACAAAATATTGAGGCATTAAAATATGGTTTAAATACCATAATGCAATTAAATGCCGTACAATTTGAATTTATTGACGGTTACAAAAATTACGGAGAAGGTATACAAATTGGTGCAATTGCGCAAGAGGTTGAACAAATAATACCAGAGGCGGTATTTACAACGCCATCAACTGGATTAAAAGGTATTGATTATAACCAATTAAATGGTATATATATAAAAGCTATTCAAGATCAACAAAAAATTATTGAAAGCTTAATTAAAAGAATTGAATTACTAGAAAATAAATAA